GTGGACAGCATGACTCAAGCCGTAATGAGATTTAGACAAGGTGGTTTTGTAGAACATCCAGAAGACTACGAGGATGATCCTCTACCACAACAACAGAGGACGTATTATTAATGGGTAAATTTAAAGAGTTTCTAAAAAACTTATTAAAAGGTACTAAGGCCGATACTGGAATTACAAAATCATCCGTAGCACAAGAAAAACTAAAAGACGCTTCTGAGCTATTTGGTAAGTTTGATGAAACTACCAAACCTGGTGAATTTAAAAAACAAAAAGAAAAAATAATAGATCCTGAAGGTAACGTTGAGGCGGAAGTTTTTAGCTATCGACCAGAATCTTTTACGGATATGCAACGTAGAGAACGAATTGGTGAGTTTACTCCAGAAGCTTTAGCTAAACAATATTTTGATAATAAGTTTGATGATCTTATGCCTTTATCAGAGTTTGAAGACTTGCGTCTTAATCAAGGTAAAAGTATTATTGACATATTAGAAGATCAAAGAATGATAGAAGACGTATCTGCTGGCACAATACCTTTACCAAAAATATCAAAACAACAAGAAGTGCTTGCTCAAGTAGAAGATGATCTTTTGAAAGAGAGTTCAAAAGTAAACACGGAACTAGCCACAGTAAGATCACAAGCAATGGAAGTAAAAAGTCAGCTAGAGCAAATGGGCATGGATACTAGTAAAGTTGATTTTGACGTTATTGCAAATTCAACAGACTTAGAAAAAGTAGCAGACGAAGCTGATAAACTAAAAGAACTAATGGATAGTATGCTAGGTGGTTCAATGTCAGATTTAGCGCAAAGCGGTAATATTGAAAACGCATTGACTGCTATAAGTGATGAAGTAGTTTTTGATATGGGTGTAGTTCAAGAAAGGTTGATGAACGCTAAAACACCAGCAGAAGGTGAAGAACTAATAAAACTATTATACAAAATTAAAGAAGAAGGTGAAAAAGCTTTTAGAACAGGAGTCTATAATTCACCTGTAAAAAATAGAACACTTAATGCTGATGGCGGTCGTGTTGGATTTAAAGATGGTAGTGGTAAACTACCAATGACTAGACGTACTTTTTTACAAGGACTTGGGGCTAGTCTCGCTGCCGCGTTTCTTCCCTTTACATCAAAGACAGCACCAAAAGTAGTAGCACAAGCTGCACCAGAAATAGCTGCACAAGGTATGCCAAGTTGGTTTCCACTATTAGTTAATAAAATTAAAACGCAAGGTAAACAAACTAAAGTTGCTACCGGTGGCCGGCGTCCAGAAAATGTATACAAAATAAAAGATGGTAACACTGAGTATATCTTAACTGAGGATGCAACAAACGGTACTATAGATATATTTACACGTGGCGATGACTTTCAACAAGTTAGCTTTGAGTATATTCCAGCAACTGAAATGCGACGACCTGACGGCAAAGCTTTTATCGAAGATGCTGAGTTCTATGCTAGTGAATTTCAAAAAGGTGGCTACGATATCCCTGATTATGAAAACACACTAGGTGGCGTTGAGGATCTAAAACTAGGTATTAAAGGTATAGAAGACTTTGCTACTAAAGGCGCAAAAACCTCAAAAGAAAAACTACAAGAAGCGTCGGATAAATTTATGCGTGATACCACTAGAGAAGATACTAGCGGATTTGCCAAAGGTGGCAAAGTAAGATATAACAACGGTGGTGGGGTTGGAACACTATTTAAAAGGAAAGCATCATAATGGCAACAATAGATAAAGCGTTACCCAACGTAACAAGAACTAAAATAGAAATACCTGGTGCTAACGAAAAAGCACAAGAGATACAATTACCACAAGAACCACCAAGACAAGATATTGAAATTACACCAACCGCAGATGGTGGCATGGAAATAGATTTTGATCCAGCGGCGATGGCAGCATCCTCTGGCGCTGCAGATGATCCTAATGCAAATTTAGCAGAGTTTTTGGAAGACGATATTTTGGATCCTATTGGATCTGATTTAATTGCAGCTTTTGAAGACTACAAGTCATCAAGAGACGATTGGGAACAATCTTATCTAAAAGGTTTAGACCTACTTGGTTTTAAGTACGAAGATAGAACAGAACCATTTCAAGGTGCATCTGGTGCAACACACCCTGTATTAGCTGAAGCGGTTACACAGTTTCAATCACTAGCTTATAAAGAACTATTACCAGCAGATGGTCCAGTTAGAACACGTGTTATGGGTAAACCAAGCAAACTTAAAACCGATCAAGCAGAGCGTGTAAGAGAGTTTATGAATTATCAACTAATGTGTGAAATGCCGGAATATGAACCTGAGTTTGATCAAATGTTATTTAATTTACCATTAGCAGGTTCTGCATTTAAAAAAGTTTATTATGATTTTAATCTTGGTAGATGTGTTTCTAAGTTTGTGCCGGCTGAAGATTTAATTGTGCCTTACAGTGCAAACTCGTTAGAAGAAGCAGACACAATAATGCACATAGTTAAGATGCAAGCAAATGAAATGAGAAAAATGCAAGTGTCGGGTTTTTACTCAGACGTAGATTTAGGATCGCCTGCTTATAGTGAAGACGATATAAAAGAAGGTAAGAGTGATTTAGAAGGTACCTCTGGTTCTAGCAAAGATGAAATGTATAGTCTTATTGAGTGTCACACAGAGTTAGATTTAGAAGGCTTTCAAGACATGAATATGGAAACAGGAGAGCCTACAGAAATTAAACTTCCTTACGTTGTAACTGTTGATGAAGGTTCAGGAAAAGTTTTATCAATAAGAAGAAACTTTAGTCCACAAGATCCAACACGAAAAAGAAAAGATTATTTTGTACACTTTAAATTTTTACCAGGACTAGGCTTCTATGGATTTGGGTTAATTCATATGATTGGCGGACTTTCTAGAACCGCTACAGCCGCACTAAGACAACTCTTAGATGCCGGCACCTTGTCTAATTTACCAGCCGGATTTAAGATGCGTGGCATCAGAGTCCGTGACGAAGCGCAACCGTTGCAGCCGGGCGAGTTTCGTGATGTAGATGCCCCTGGTGGAAGACTTGACGATGCGTTTAAAATATTACCGTTTAAAGAACCATCACAGACTTTACTTAGTTTAATGGGTGTAGTGGTGCAAGCCGGTCAAAGATTCGCGTCTATTGCTGATATGCAAGTGGGTGACGGTAATCAAAGTGCAGCAGTGGGCACTACAGTTGCGCTCTTGGAACGTGGCTCGCGGGTTATGTCTGCAATACATAAAAGATTATATCAGTCTATGAAAAAAGAATTTATGTTGTTGTCTGGTGTGTTCGCAACATATCTACCACCAAACTATCCCTATGATGTTGTAGGTGGAGAAAGACAAATTAAACAATCAGACTTTGATCAAAGAATAGATATTATACCAGTTGCAGATCCAAATATATTCTCACAGACACAAAGAATACAACTTGCACAAACAGGATTACAAATGGCTATGTCAAATCCTGGTATGCACAACTTATATACTGCTTATAGAACCATGTATGAAGCTTTAGGTGTCAAAGATATTGACACATTATTGCCACCAGTGGCTGAACCAGCGCCGATGGACCCAAGTGTCGAACATATTAACGTTTTATCAGGCAAAACCATCAAAGCGTTTCCTAATCAAGACCATACAGCGCACATGAAAGCGCATTTGGCGTTTATGGGCACGCAAATTGCACGTACCAACCCCAATATTTTGGCTGCAATGCAAAAAAACATACTAGAACACATAAGTTTAATGGCTCAAGAGCAAATTCAACTTGAATTTAAGGAAGAATTAAGTCAAATTCAACAAATGACACAACAATTGCAACAAGCAAGCGCTATGAACCCACAAATGGTGCAACAAAACCCACAAATGATGGAAATTAAGAAGCAATTAGAGAATTTAAACACGCAAATGGAGTCTAGAAAGTCAGTTTTAATAGCAGAAACCACTCTAGAGTACCTAGAAGAGGAGAAAAAGGTCTTAAATCAGATCGATAATGACCCATTATTGCGTCTAAAAGCCGACGAAGTACAGCTTAGAGCACAAGAAAATATGCGAAAACAGAAGGAAGATGAAGATCAATTAAACCTAGATAAAGCTAAATTATTGCAAGCAAAAGAGCTTGCAGAGGACAAAATGGAGCTAAATGACAAGCATCAAAAGCTTAGAGCTAGTGTATCACTTGCAAAAGATGGTATCAAAGAAATGACAGCAGTCGTAGGAGAGAAGGAATAATGCCAGGACATACAGGTGGACACGACAAAGATAAAAACAAGGGTGGCGACAAAAAAGGTGGCGGTCAGGACATGGGTGATTCACAGAGAAAATCTGGTGGCACAACAAAAACTAAAAGTAAAACTAAAAGTAAACAAAGCGGACCTATAACTAAAGAATCAATTAAATCTAAGTTTAAACAAAAGCAATTAACTCGTGCTGACGTTGCAGCGAACAAAGCAAGAAAAGATGCAGAGAAAGCTAGAGCAGCTGCTAGGTCACTTAATCGAGCAGAAATAGAAGATGCTAAACGTAGATCGGGAATTGCTGGATTAAGTAGAGATACGGCTCAAGCAAACATGGATGCGGCTTTGGAAAAAGCAGCTGAAAGAATTTCAGGAGAAAAAAGAGGTTTACTAAGTCTAGTTAAAAACAAAAGAATTAACAATCAACAACTACAAAGACTCGCACAGATAAACGAAGCTATGGGTCTTAATAGAACTACAGGCATGGGCATAGGACAAAGTTTAAGACAAACAGTTAGTGATCCTCAGTTTAAGACAGATTTATTAAACCTAAGAAACTTTAGTCCAACCTATCAATTGTTAAGTAGAGGTTTGCCAAAAGCATTAGATTTTTTATCAAGAGTTGGTGAACCTGAACAAACACCGGAAGAATTAGCTCGACAATACTCACAACCTGTTTTGGACGCGTTACGCGCTATAAATCCACAAAATGTACCTATTTCTAATATGCCGATGTTTGATGTTAATCCAGGTGTTAGACCAGTTGATCCGTCTGATCCAATACGAGGGCTGATATTTGAAAACACGTCTCCAGTTGCACGTCCGAACATAGTTGATCCAGACACGGGTATTCCTGCCAGAACTGAAGATCAAAGTGTGGTAAATAAATTAATGGGCGAAATTTTATCAGAAACATAAAATGGCTATTTCAAGATCACAACTTGGTAAAACAACTGACAAAAAGCAAAACAAAATAAGCAAGGTAATGCGCGAGTTTAAAAGTGGTAAACTTAAAACTGGTAAATCTAATAAAAAAGTGGTAAATAGAAAGCAAGCCTTGGCTATCGCACTTAACGAAGCGGGTGTAAAACAAAAGAGGAAACGCACATGATCGAATCAATAAAAGCAAAATTAATGCACTACTGGACAGACCATAAGATGGCTACCATTGCAGTCGGTGTAATAGTTGCAATTCTAGTATTAAGCATAATTACATAATCATATGATACTTGACGTTGTCAAACTAGCACTAGGTGCTGGCACACACATAATGACAAACAGACAGAAGCGTAAAATGCTCGAGTCAGATGCAGCAATGTTGCATGCACAGAAAATGGCTAACGGCGAAGTCGAGTATCAAGCAGCTGTAAGACAGTCAAATGACAAGGGATGGAAAGACGAGTTCGTTTTGATCCTCGTAAGCGCCCCAGTGATTTTATTGATATGGTCTGTATTTTCAGATGATCCACAGATACAAGAGAAATTGCACATGTTCTTTGAACAGTTTAATAATCTCCCTTTCTGGTACCAGACGCTGTTTGTCGGCGTGGTCGCATCAATATACGGACTTAAGGGCG